CCCAGGCAGGAAGAACAAACCATCTGCCAGTTTCGGGGACGCTCTGCTCATCAAGTACCTGACCGCATTCAACAATTTTATCAACAACCGTTGCTTTGGACAGCCCAATTGCTGTGGACCCGTCTGTTGTAGCCACGCCAAGATTGACGTTCCCCGAAATTTTACCAGCGACTATACCGGCGTTGCTCGCATGGGAATCGACGGGAATATCGGCAAGGATACCACCGTCGATATTGATTTTCATTTGCTCCGAAGCATCTTCGGCCCATTTATCAACATATCCAAGGTCAGCCTGCTTCTGCTCAACGTTGTTGATCACAAAAGCAAAGTATTTGCCCTTGTCGATGAGCAATTCAACGGTATCCCCCACGGGTCTCTCGTATGTTAAATCCTGGCCGAGCTTGTAATCACGAATGGTGATCGCCGGAACGGTCCGGATAATCACTTTATCGCCCGCCGAGGAAATTTCACCCTCGTAATCAGTGTTACTGATGGCGGCGAAAACGGTTGCCGTATAGAACTTTTCGAGGAGCTTGCCGGACCATATCTCCGGGATGTAAGTCCCGGACATGCCGTCATAAGTCGCTCCAATTGTGGAATCAATAGGATAAGTCAATTATTTATCTCCTACCTGACCCGCCCCTGCGTCTGTGCTGCAAAAACATCTGCCTGTAGCGCCTGAAAGTCTGCTTCACGGCCCCGGTAAAGACCATTAGCCTTATCCTTAAACAGCTTCGATATCTCTCCCCGTGTCCATATTTTGCCCTGTGTGCCGGGCGTGGGTGGGTTAATATCAGAAACTGAGGCCGGGTTTGGCTGAACATTCGGTAGCGGCTTCGGTTTCGGATCCTGATTAGACGGAGGTGGCGCGCCCAAGTATTCTTCAAAGATCCTCATGGTCCTCTCAACATCCATGGCCTGTTCTGCCTCTTGCAATGCCGCATGTCTGGGCTTTCCCGTGAAAGGATGGGCATCCTGGAGCCATGTCAGAAAGTCAGGATCGGCATTCAGTTGACCGAAGTCTCGTCCCTTTCCCTTCAATGCAGCGGCTACATTGTTGATGTATCCATCATATACGGTCTTACCCTGCGTTTCCTGCACAGTGCCTACTTGCCCCCGGAGCCGTTCGTTTTCGTCGGATAGATTGTTCACCTGTTTTGCAAGCGTGGCAAACTCTTCTCCATATTCACTCAAACTATCCGGGTCGATGCGGGTGGAATCATTTAGATCTGATTGTTTTTGGTTTCCGGCCTCTTTTAGCCGGGTGTTCTCTGCTGTCAAGGAGTTGAATTGCTCCTGCATTGTCCTGACCTGCTGGTTCAACCGGGGAATTTCGGCGTTGTACTTGCCCTGGAGGGTCTTGTACTTTGTCTCGAAATCATCGGGTTGCTGCTGGGTTGGGGGTGCTGGATTAACATCTCCGGTGGCTTGCTGCTCTGGATCGACAACGAGCTCAGGGGTACCCGTGGGGGTGCCTGTGGGTGTTTCAGCACCCTGGGTCTCATCACCCGGGGTCCCTTTTGCCTGCTGGTCAATCAAAGCCGCCGCTCGGTCTGACGCGGCCTGTACGCTTGCCGGTAAAGTCATGTAGTGTCCTTTGCGGTCCCCTTCGGGGTGTCGCTATAAAGAATGGAAATAAGGGCCTCGAATGAGGTGTCCTGATTGTTTGAGTTTAATTTAATGGGTGAAAATAACAACGAAGGCGTAACCATATATCTATATATATAAAAAAAGCCCGGGACTATTGCTGGCCCGGGCTTTTTTTAGACTTGACTTATGGAGAATCTTTTAGAATATCATCCAATCTTTTGCGAACAAATCCGCAGGCGTTGGCAGCCAGGGTGCTCGGCGTGAGCCCATGCCGTCAGAGTTGGGCAGGCAAATTACAATAAAAACTCCCAGACCGTTTTTGTCCGCAATGTCAACTGCTTTCTCTATGAATCTTCCAGTGTCCCAACATGCCCGGCGCAGCGTCGAGTCATGTTGGTGCATTTTCTCCATTGCAGCATAGAAAGGAAATCTCTGCGATAAATCGTCTATTTCGGATTCGATGTCCTCCTTCTTTGCCTCCAAGGCTTCAAGCTTCCCTATCTGTCTTTGCATTTTTTTTTCTCCAAAATTGCCTCGTAAGGCTTCGTTTTTTTCAAACACATTATTGTTTTCGAGAGAATGGATACCCTCTGCCATTTTTTGTGAGAGGCCATGCCCGACCAATAAATACACATTAAAATCGTATGGAAGAATTTCTATGAATTTTGGCAACGTCTTGGGTACATCTTCACAATTCCAGAAAAACCAACAATCCATCATGCTCTGTGGTGTTGCCCTTGAATATGTGATCCCAAGATTTGTCATTATTTCTTCTGGGTGTTTTGATGATTTTCCCAACATATCTAATCTTAAATGCATAGTATCTCCTAATTTGTCCGCAAAATGTCTTTGGCAGTCTCAAAAGAATCAAACAGCTCCTGAAGCACCTGACATGCCCCTTGGTTCTGAACCAAGTTCTCCCCAGTCAAAGAATCATTCCTGATCCGCATCTCGTCGAGTGATCTCCTCAGCCAGCCAAGGATGATGGATTCTTCGGAATCTTTATTGAGGTCGTGGTTTGCCTTGAAGTCATTCAACGCCCGACATAACCGCTTTTTATTGAAATTAATGGACTCCAGACGCATCACCCCACCTCCAACTCCGTCGTCTCAATAAAAAATTTGAGCCCCAGGTACAGGGAGGATTTTTTTATAAAAGGACTGGAGACAAAGCCCATCAGGTCACCGTGCTTGTAAACGTACAATCCGGATTTGTACATGGGTTCTTCCGGGGGGTACTTCCGAAACTCCACTTTGACTCCCTGTTTTTCAAGTGCCTTGTCAATATGTGCTTTTCTGTGGCCTGGGTGGAGGCTCACGCCACATCGGGTCATAACATGATCAAGGGCTTCACCCATGAACTTATGCGCGGGTCTTAACGCGGGGAACGCGTATATCTTTGACTTTTTCTCTACGGCGTGGGTGTAATTGTCTCGGTCATTGATCTCCAGGTCACCGATTGTGGTTTCGCCGGTGATGGTCATATTGGGTATTTCTGAGTTTTTCATCTCACCACGCTTTCCTTCTAAAGCATTTTATAAGAGCTTCTGAATGCATTCTTTTTTTCAATACAGCCCTGGGGAGTATCACCCCACATGGCTCTGGAATCCCAAATATTGGGCGCTTCCTTAATCGTCTCTTTCTGCCGATTTTCACCTTAAATAACTTTGGCATCCTGCCCTCCCTGCACAGCACCAGCCCCGTCAGTCTCACGGCCAGGCTTCGGGCCTGCGCCCTGTTCAATCTGGGCCTGTTGCTGCATTTGCATGTTGGCCTGTTCCTGTTTCCGCACCATATCTTCCTTACTTGGTACAATTTCATCACTGGTGAAATCCATACCTTCCACAACTTCCCGGAGAATTTCGGCAAGACCATCCATGCCGATAACCTGAAGCACTGCCGGGTTGACGGCGATCTGAAGGAACTCATTACGCCTCACCGCTGATTGCTCCTTAGCAATCAGGGCGTTAGATCCACGGGCAATGAGTTTGATGTCCCCCACATAATATTCAGGGTCATTGGAGTTCAAGAGAGCCCACTGGTGGGTCATCTCTATGCTTGGCTTGATAATTCCGCCGTCAATGTTCCGCACCACGTTTTTGATTCCCCGGGTAGCGTTGTTCATCATCATTGAAAAACCAGATGCGGTACCCAGCGCACCGCCAGAACTCTGCTGATTTCCATATGAATATTTGGGCACACCAGTCTTGGTGTCTGCCTGGTCAGAGAAAAATTCATACACTTTCATCAGCTCGCTGGCCATGGACGGCGGGGCAAAGAATGAAATCGGTGGCCTTCCCTGTGATCCTGAAATGCTGTTTTTTCCATCAACGGGCCATATTTTCCAAGGCTTCATGTCAGTCAGCTTCTGGCCTGCTGGCATTTGGGAAATGTCATAGGCCACTTGAGGACCCGAGGCGATGCCCATATTATTAATCAGGTTCCGGGCACTGGCGTTGCAGGCATCTTGGGAATCATTGATAAGCTCGGGGACACCAGAGCCCCAGATCGAACCATTCCGCTTCCGAAAGCTGGCGAAATGGTATGGATTCCGGCCCAAAGCATCCCCATTAATTTCAGCTTTTATGACGTACCGGTCGATGAGCCACACCTCTACCTGATATTCGGCGAGGGGATCTTCAATGCGTTCCGGATCAATCCCATGTTCAAGAAGCATGAGCCCCTGGGCATTCCCCCAGAACTGCAGCGCATCAATGCGGGTTTCCGGTGACCGGTGTTCCCGGGGACGGTCTTCCAAAGTTTGGCGGGTAAGATCCTGCCCAACATTGAGCCATGACGTGGCCCCATTCCTGCCGTATTCGGTCAGAACAAGCCTGATTGCCTCATCATCATAACCTTCCACCCCGATCATGGCTTGGAGATCACCACGAGTCAGACTGTGCCGTTCAATAATTCCATCCTCGGGTTTTCTGGCGTTTGGTAATGGATAGATGTCAAAGGGAGAAACACGGTTAAATTCCAGGGCAATTTCCTCCTGGACCTCCACCGGTGGCCCCTGCAGCATGGGATATCCTCCTCCCTGTCCCCCAGATTGCTGCGTACCTGCCTGTTGTGCCTGCTGGGGTTGCTGCTCTTTCCACCGGAGTCTTTTACGCCTGCGGAGCACTGGTCCCTTAATAATCCCGGCCGGAAACGTGACAATGTCATCAACGGCTTCTTTCACCGCATCATCCCACCCAGCCTCTTCCACCAGGTCCTGAAGTTTGGTTTCCACTTTGGTCCGGGCTTTTTTAGCCTCCTGGACCATTTCATGACGCAGTTCCTCAGCCAGTTGCTCAGACCGAACCTGCATGGTCTGCTGCAGCCATTGCTGCGCTTGCTGCTGTGATGTAATAGCCCCGGCCTGGATCTGCATCACCAAGTCCTGCCTGAGTTCTGCCTGGGTTTCCTGGGCAAGCCGCTGATTGATCGCCACCATTTGCTCTGGGGCCAAATCGGGCACAGACGTGGGCTTCGTCCCCCAGGGCTTGTCGTCGGCAGGGAAAAGAATATCAGTAATCCATGCAATGGCAGCGGAACATTTTTCATCAGTGAGCATCATGAATATCTCTGACCCACCATTTTCATTAATAGCTTTCAGCTTTCCCGGGGAATAATCCCCCCGCTTTTGCCGGAGAGCCTGAATCATACGGTTCTCCACTTCCACTTTAGCTTCCTTGGCTGCCTGCCAGCAATCCCGGACGTATGATGCCAGAGATGTAATGATGGGCCTGTTCTGCCGTTCCTGGGCATCTCGCAGGGCTTGGGCTTCAGCCTCTTCCTCGGCGATCATTTGTGTGTTGTTTTTTATTTG